CTCGGGGCAGGCCCAGTCGCTGACTGTATTACTTGGCCCCTATAGTACATTCCTGAAGATGGATGAGAGCAGTTTCTCGTCCCCAATCAGATCCCGAAACTCCGGTGCTACCGCAGATTCGTTCATAAGATACGGACCAGGGATGCCTGCTAATATCCGCTTCGCATCATTCAGGAAAGCTGGATCGCCCAGCGAAGATAGGGCATAGCCCATCAACCGCCCTTTATGGTGAGCCATCGTTTCATCCGGTCTCTCCGGGTGAAAGAAAGCTGCCCAGCGCTTCACGGGGTCTAAAATCCTTGGATAAGAGCCGGTGATGTTATAACCCAACCAGTGGATCTCACCAACGACTGACTTCTCCACGGAGACCTCGAATCCCAACGTCGCTGCCCATCTACAGATATCATCTAGAAGGGGCTTACGCCGGCAAAAGACCACTAGGTCATCACCGTAGCACTTGACGTGTAAAGCATTGTCACCAAAGCAGTAATACGCAAGAAGCAAACTGATGGTACTACCAACAATGTGCGTCCACGCACTGCCGCTCGGTATGCCACCTCGCACCATAAAATCCCTTCCATCGCAACGAACTTTCGTATTGATGAAATATTCCACAATCATGTTCCATTCTTCCTTTGATTTTCCGTTCATGTAGAATACTGGACGGAGAAGATCAAAAGCCAGTAAGATAATATCTTCCTGAACCGACATGTCGAAGGCGGAGAAGTCTAAGCTAACAGGAATTCCTGTGTGCCCAGCTGCCTTAAACTTACGGAACCCACCCAGCAACCAATCATGTTGAGTGCCGAATGGACAGTCGTAGGCGCTAGCCTTTAACTGCTGCAATAATGGAATAGTGAATTGCCCTTCAAGACAAACCACAGGATAAGGCGTTACGAAAACAACGCGCGCCTTGTGACTTCCCTTCTTTGCGAGATGGCTGCGGAATGCTACAGAGGAAGGATTATCAATATAACCATATTTCTTCCACCTTCGCACCTCGCGCCTTACTTCCCAGTAGCCTACGTCGAGCTTAGAAGTGTGCAATTTCCGGAAACTCTCGCCGTCATGAAAGAGTCCAGGGGATGTATCCTTCTGGAGCTTCCTAAATGCGCAGCTTAAGCTTACAGGCTCACATGCGAACTGTCGGAGTATACTTGCTACTCTTCTAGAAGCGTATGCTAGACGTGTTTCGTCCGCTGTAATAACCCGGGATTGCATGCGGTTGTGTCTACCGAGATACATTCCGAATTCATTCGGACGAGGTCGGCATCGATACCAGCCATACGATTCAACTTGGTTATACAAGTCTTTCTCATCGCGCGTAAAACGC